CTTTGTAGTTGTCGAACCCAGCCATTTCATCCGCTTTCACGGGAATGTAGCCAAGTCGCACCCTTTTATCAATGGTGTCGTATGCGTTGGTGGTTGAAAGCCAAATAAGGTGCCAGCCGGGCATCGGCGGGACTTTTGGCAGTGCTGATTGGTTCCATTCATCACTCCACATCTTTCGACGTTCCTGTGAGCTTACGAACTTTGTTTCTGGTGCGGCACGGCTTGCATCCTCGCTTGCGCGATCATTGCGTCCACCCGCATTCAGAGATTTTTTCAAACGTGATTCGGTCATACTTGTTTCCTTAGTAAGTGTTGTTTCTAGCTTCTTGCGCATATCGCTTAATCATCTTCGAGCGCTTATCGGGATCATCCCAAAAGCCTGCATCCTTCATGGCTCGCACCTGCTCTGGTTTCAGAACAAATGTATTCCTGTTGGTGCTTCCGTTGACGCTTTCGCGACCAGAACTTGTTACAACACTCCTTGGTCTCTTAGTAGACGAACGTACGTCCGTGGTGTCATTGTACTTGTGGGGCAAGTACTTATGCAAGCGATTATCGAGTTCATTCCAATAATCTGCGTCAGTTGGGTTCCAACCTTCCGCGGACAAGGCTTCGTCGATCTGCTTAGCAATCTTAGAATCGGTATCTCGACCACTTGGGTCGTACCAATCGTTTCTCTCCATCCAGTTAGCCGCCAGACGTTGCAGGCGAGGATCTGGAACATTACCTTGGTTTTGATTAGGCTGAACCGCGGACTTCTTTAGGGAGGACAAGGACTCAATCTGACGACGAGCTTCGTACATCATCTCCTGAGCGTCAGTCATGGCGTTACCGTCAGCCGCTGATGCCGCCTCAGCAACCTTCATCTTGGCGTACTGAAGGCGTAGCTCTTGGTCTTCAATAGCCTTGTCAATACGAGCTAAGTCAGCGGAGTGGGTTTTGCGCTCCACGACGGACAAACGCTCCATCAGCTCTTGGTTCTTGCGTTCCAAGTGCTGGAGCTTCATGTCCTTCTCTACGCCTGTCTTCTTAGCCAGATCACGCTTAGCGCGCCTTTTCTCACGACGGGCACGTTGGTACTCCGTCTCGTCTTCAGGGGCTATATCGTCGTCTACAGCGCCTCCAGACGCCAGTTCACGGTCGTCTTCCTGCTCATCAGGAGACTCAATGCTGTCAGGAAGGTCGATAACGGCTGAACCGTCCGCCTCTTCCGTAACAACAATCTTTTTAAGTTCGTTTTCTGTGGTCATAAGAATGCTTTCATAGCTAAGGGATCACCAATGACTTTGGCAATGATTTCGTGGTCGTTCAAGATCATAAAAAGGGCTGGGTCTTCGTGATCGTCCGCCCCTGTGACCTTAACTTCCCAACGATCTCCGCCCCATTTAGGGACTCGGATGTAATCGCCGACTTCGCACCATGACCCCTCGGGCCATCCTTGCATCGTGTCGCGGTTTTTAAATGCAAGAGGGCCAACTTCGATGACTTTTGCCACCATGTTGTTCCACTTCTCGCTCTCTTTGGTCTCTTCCACCAAAATGATCCCTGCGCCTGTCGTTTTATGCTTAGTGCGACGTAGTTGCACCAAAATTCGACCACCAAGAGGCTTAGCACCGGGATTCACAGCGGGGAATGCCCACTTAACTTCAGCGTTTTCCAACACTTCCGGGTTATCGCTCATCTTCTTCATCTTCCTTTAACATTTTGTTAATGAGATCGAGGGTTTCCTGCAATCCCAAGTTTGTGCCGACCGTGCGTTGGTACGTCTCCCATGACGCGACGTTTCCAGCCGCTAAGGAAGAAGCTATATTAGCTTGACGCGCCTTAATAGCGCCGATCAGATCACCCAAATTGAATATCATTATTTCTTCTTAGCTTGCGATAGAGCACCTCCCTGTTTTTTAGCTGGCGCTGTGTTGCCAGAAGGCTTCAATGAGGTGCCATCAAGCTTCTCGCCAGCGGCAATACGCTTGTGCATAGGCACGGCTTCGTTGTGGTATGGATTAGTTGTAGCCATTTCAAACTCCTAAGTTACGTTGTGCTTCGATTTGAAGCTCCATTGCAGTATCTGCCTGCTCGTTTTGCAATCTTGCCGCGTCTCGCGTCAATTTTGCGGATTCAATACGCTCTCTCGTCAGGTTGTCAGCAGAATTGGTTGACATCTTGACGCTATCCGACTGTTGTTGCTTAGCCATGTCAGATTGCAGTTTTGCGGCACCCGCTTGACCATCTTGGACAAGGCGTCTCTCCTGCAATTGCATCTCTGCTTGGTCTCTTTGAGCACGTCGCTGGGTTTCTGCCATGCTTGTTTGCATGAGAACCTGTGCTTCGGGCGGCATAGGAGCTTGTTGCTTGCTCTGTTGCATCATTTGCATCATCTGCTGGATCACAGGCATAACGCCTTTAAACGCTTTCTCGCTGTCCATAGCAACGTGCTGGGATGCCAAGGCATAAACCTTGTCGATCTCAGCTGTAAACGCTGGGTTTGCGTAGTCTGCTTCCTTGTTACCTGTAGCTTTGGTCACATAACCGTTCATGCGCTTTAAGTACCACAAGGTAATGTGCTGTTTGACGTGCTCCATCATCTGAGGGATAAAGGCTGGCGCAATCATGGGGTTTGCACCGAAGGCTGGATCCTTCGCAAAGTCCAAGTGACCTTGAATGTGAGCCAAGTGGTCTTGATCGATAAAGGCAAAACCTGTCTGACCAAGAGCCATAGCGACGTTTTCGTCTGCAACTGGGCGCTCTTCGGGGTTAGGAACGTCTCGCATAATCTCGTTAACACCCGGTACTTTGATCTGCTTTAAGAACCTTTCCACCACAACCTTGCGGTTAAACAGATCTGGGTTCTTGTCCATCAACGCCATCACCGCTTGGCTCTGCGCCATACGCTGAGTCTCAGAGAAGATGTGTGGATCAGAGACAGGAATCACGTCTGTGTTAGATGCGAAGTCTTCCTTGGTGATCTCGAGGTCTTCAACCACTTCACCCTTGCGTTGCTCGTCGATGTACCAACGATTTAGACGTCCAAGGATCTTCAAAACGCGACCTTGTGACTCGTGTAGGCGTGCATGGATAGCGGAGAACACCGCGGCGCCCTGCTCGATCAAAGCTTGGGTGGTTCCAACAGGGGTGTTGGAGTTTACGTCAGCGATCTTTTCCTCTGCGGTGGTCACAACACCCTTAGCGGCGCTGTCTAACCAGCCTAAAAGCTGGAATAGGACTGGTGAGGGTGGGTTGAAAGGCATAGGCATAGCGATCTTGCGGATGTCATCAACGCCCGGCATCCCCTCGATCTCACAAACCTGCGTCACATCCACCTGTTGGGACTGACCCGAGATCTTCGCTCCCTTGAGCTTGAGCATGGTTGCCGCATTGTTGATATGGGCAGAGTCGAGCAAAGCGCGGAGTGACCCTGTAAGAGCCGCTGACAGCCCTCCAATAAGTTGTGGCAGACCAATAGCGTATGCACCACGCCATGGGATGAACTTGAACTCGACCAACCAGTCAAGCTTGGTCTGTGTCTCGTCGCCCTCTTCCCAGTTACGGTAAAGACCAACGCACTCATTCTCGTGCTCGTCAATCATCAGGATGTAAGGAGCGGACTCACCATCTGTCAAGGGGTCGTCTTCTAGCTCCAACCATGTGTAAATGTGGAAGACCTTGCGAAGTCCGTCTTCGTTGTCTTCAAACTTGCGACCTTCGATCTTGTTGTTCGCCTTCTCAGAGTGGGTTTCCTCTGGTTCAGCAGATACGCGGATCAGGTCAATGTCACGGTACAAGCCTGAGCGGATACGGTTCTTGAACTCCCACTCAGTCAGGGTCTGCATCTCAGTGACGCGCTGGGCTGTGTAAAAGTTAGCCGCGGCAAAGGGTAGCAGGATGTTGTCGATGGGCATGAACTCAGCACAAGGACGCTTCTTCTTGTCGTCGTACCAGAGCTTCATGTACTGTGAGCCGCCTAGTGGGAGCTGAGTCAGGAGTTGTTCCTGCTCGTCGCGGAACTCTTCGATCTGCTCAGTCAACTGCCAGTTCATGTAGTCGCGCTTGCGTTCGGCTTTCTCGATCTTCTCTTCGTCAACCTTGCCCAAGATCTTGGTGCGGGTTGGGCCGTCAGGTGGGAACATCTCCTTGATAGCACGAGAAGCGAAGTCTACGCAGGCTTCTGCCATGACAGGGTGGACGACCTTGGATGCACCCATGAAGGTAGCACCACCGGGGGCATCATTGCCCATGCCCGTACGGCGCAATCCCTCTTCGTACTTCTTATCGCGCTCCTCACGAGACTTTTTGTCGTTCTCGACCAAGTCCATGTAGCGCAAAGCGATCTTGTTCAGGTCATACGGGTTGAGCACGTCAGACAAGTTTTGGTAGAAGTCCTCGTCCTCCATTGGCCCTTTGGTTGGCATACGCACAATGGCAGACCCATCAGGTAGCTCTTCGATCTCAGAGTCTTCGTCAGGCATCTCAAACTCCATGCCTTCGTCAGCTTCTACCTGCTGATCCTTTAACCCATCGATAAAACGACCCGCGTTAGGATCTTGTGGGAATTGTGTCGCCATAGCTTATTTCCTTTTGAGCTTCTTGTTGCTCAGTTCCATGAACATAGTATCGCGGTTCGTGGTCATTTTAACCTTGCCGCCTTTTGCTTTATTAACTTCAGGTTCATTGATGTCGTACGTACCACGGTTTCCAATGGCGGATTTAATTTTGTTAGGATCAAAAACAATTATTTCTTTGTTACCGCCAATGTTTATAACAATTGAATCATGCCCTTGCTCAATAAGTTCATTACGCCTATTAATTACATCTTGCAATCCTTCTGCCTCATGCTTCTTTAAAGCCTCAGCAGAACGCTTTTGTGCTTCTATGTCATTAAAGTCAATAATTTGGTTTGGATCATAGTCTGGGTCTTTCATCCTACGATTCCATGCACCCATAGCCAAATTGTTGTATTCAGAATAGGGCATTACATATGGGTTTTTTAGTTGTGCAAACACAGGCATTACGTTGCCACCCTCAGTCCCCCAAAGTTCTGCATACTTACTAGATTCTGCTGGGTTGTCGCTTAAAAAAGTGCCAAGGGCAGTTGTAAGGTTGCCCGTCTTTTTACCAGCCATGTTTGGATCAAAGCGAGGCACATCATCAGTTGTGCCATGATACAAACGATCTTGTATGGCGCTTTGCTCAAGCATCTTGGCTAAGTTTGCATCTCGCTCTGCTCTAGGCAAGACACCCTCCTGTTGGCCAGAAGCTCTTGCTCTTGCCGCCATACGAGCGATCTCTGCCTTGATCTCAGCGTTTGTCAGTGAGTTAGGGACAACGTCGGCAAAGTATCTGTTCTGATCTCTGGCAATTAGGTTCTTGACGGCTTCAGCTCTAGGAGCCATCTCTTCCTTCATCTTTTTCATCTTGGCAAGAGCCGCCATCTTGGCAATGGATCCGCCCTTGCTGTATTCAGGCTCTTCTTGTGGCTCAAGCATTTGTGAAGCCGCACCAGCGCCAGCAGTGGGGATGCCAACCTGTTGGTACAGGGGTAAGCCCTTCTGCTTGATGGACTCACGCATCTCTGGTGTGATGGGGAAGTTGTGAAGTTTGATTTGGTTGACCGTGTCTAACTTTTGAAGTTCTTGTGCAATGCGTCGTTCAGAGTCAGCCCTCAACATTCTGCCAACCAGATCGTTTTCACCCGTTTCTGGATTGCGCCTAAACAGCTCCACCATCCCATCAAATGGCTCACTGAGGTCTTGGCTGGTCATAAATGGGTGATCGCCTTGTCCGCCACCCCAACCTGTGCTCTTAGGGTCTCTGGTGGATACAGGGATACTACCCATCTCAACCTTAGCGCCGTACTTATCGCCAAAGGTGTTTAGGTAGTCGGTCAGCATCTTGTCGTAAAAGCCCATCATGCCTTCGCCACCAACCTTTAGGTCAAGGTTCTCAAGCCTACCGCTGGTTAATAAGCCAGAACCAAACTCAGGATTATTTTCAAACTGACCTACACCATTGACAATACGTGAGGCAACCTCTTTCCCAACGGTGTCCTCTAGCTCTTTCTCGGTCAGACCCTTTTTTATGATTGGTCTACCTTCTACGGTGTCAGCCTCTATGCCGTACAGACCATCGTTACGCTTGTTCCAGCTTATGGTGTTGATCTGTTTGCTTAGGTCGTATCGTTTTGCTTGCTCAGCACCGGGCGTTATGGCAATGCTGTCGTAACCATTGTCAGCGGCATAATTCAGCAAGCGCTTCATAGCCAGCTCGTGCCAATTCTTTTTAAATGGAGCGTCGGGAACGCCCTCTCCTACTTGTTTAACAGTTTTTTCTGTTTCAATTTTTATAGGCATTGTGTTCCATCCAGCCGCTTGAGTCATTCGCTCAACTTCCTCTGGTGTTTTGCCAAATCCTATGTCAACTTGCTGTCCATCTGGTGTTGTGTAATAAGCTCTGTATTGCTCTTCAAGTTGGGGCCCATACCCTTTTTTGCGCCCTGCTTGATGCCAGTCAGACTGGATTTCTTCGACGTGCAAGATCTTTTCGCCGTTAGCTCCTTTGCGGTCTTGGACACGTATGTGGGCTAGGACGTTAGGATCATCTGACCAATGACCTGTGTAGTATGGTTTTGGTGAGGTTTTCTTTTTATTTCGCAAAGTCTCAAACTCTTGCAATTCTTCAGGATTTAACCCACCACGACGCCTGTCAGCATCAAGCTTCAATAAGCGGTTTGTTTCATTTACAGTAAAAACCTCTGGTATCTTCAGCAGGATCTCTCGGTAGTTCTCCCCGTCGGGCGTTTTATACTGACCGTACTTTGTGCCAAGGTCATCTTTCATTCGCCTGTAGACCTCACTAGAGACACGTTGCCACGCACCTCCAGTGCCGATTTCGCTGTATGGCACACCAAACATTTCCTGCGAAACCGTTTCTCTTAGTTCTGCCTCGTCTATTGCTGTTGACTCGTCGTACACCCTCTCTTTGAGCTGAGGTGGGGGGTTATCAGCTAGGACTTGCTGAGCCTCTTCCTTGGTCATCTTGCCCTTGGCTTTAAATGCCTGCTCGAGCTTACGGTCGGCGATCTCCGCCTTCTTGACGCCGGGCTGTTTGAGCACCTCAGTCAAGAACTCAATGCCCGTACCCTTGGGGCGCTTAAGGTTACCCAGCGCCTCATCCACAGCGGAGTAGAAGGGTGCAGTCTTCTTGGCGGCTTTAAGTGCTCCAATCAGGCTCATAGTGGTCTCTCTTCAAGGATTAGGTCGTCGCCAGATACTTCACCGCCAACGGCTTTGTGCATACCACTGTCAGAGACTTGACGTGCCGCATCATCTACTGACAAGCCCTTGTTGACAAGGTTGACGATCATGTTCAGGTTGCTCATGCTGTCCCTGATGCCGTACTTCTGGGCGGCTTCCACGAACTCACTGCCATCGATGTAGGCGGCTGGTTGCTTAACAGCCCCACCCTTCTTAAGTCCGAGCTTCTGCAACTCGGTCAAGATGTCTTCGGTGATCAACTGTGTAGGTGGGTTGCCGCGGGTGTAGTCCATGTAGCCCGGCATCCGTTTCTTCTCGCGCATAGTCTTATCAACAAAGTCCTTCATGACAAGGTTACGCTCTACTGGCGTAAATGTCAGACCCAAGTCCTCACCTTGCAAGATTGCGGGGAACGCTGGGTGCAGATCAGGGCGATCAACAATACCACCGCTCAATGTAAACAGGCGGTTGCCTAATGCTCCAGTGGGCAGGTCTAACAACGCTGGGTCGGTTGTGTTACGGATGATTTTGTCGTAGTCAATGATCTGACCCTTCTTACCGCCAACCTGTACACCGCCCATCAAGTTACCAGCAATAGAGCGACGACTGAACGTATCAGCTATGTTCCTGAAATTCTTGTCCAAGATGTCAACATCCGCAGGGAATACAGGATTACCCTTTTTATCAACGGACGCGGCTAATCGCGTATTGATCAAGTCGCGCAGTTCAGGCGTTAACTCACCACGCTTAGCGGCTTTCTTAAAGTCACCGTACAGCTTGTCAAACACCATCTGGTTTGATTGATGCTGGGTAGGCGTACCAATCATAGCCGCGTAGACAGCGTTGTCACCCTTCTTGCCACCACCAAGGATGGTCTTAGCTGTGCCTGCGTTCTGAACGCCCCATGCCGCCTCAGCCGCACGGTACTCGGGTTCGGTGAGTTGAAGTCCCGAGAAGCCGGGGCCTCCTAAGTACCCCTCACCAACCTTTGTACGGTCAGACTGCGTGATCTTCAGTGGGCGACCTTCAATCTTGCCTAGCGCCTCAGAGGCTTTCATGGCTTCAGGCTTAGCCGCCTTAAGACCTTGCTTGATCACAGCGCCAGCAACGCCGTAGGCAGGGACGCCGTTCTTCATCTTCTGGTTACCCAGCTCCATCATCATGGTGTCTGGGTTGTTGGAGATGGAGACCTTGCCTCCACGCTTCATGCCATCAGGCAATGGGAATCCATATTCCTTGTTCATGAAAACTGGATCCCTTGGGGTGCCCGTCAACCTCATGTACTCATTGATCAGGTTCTCATGATCAGCTTCTGTCACGTATTTTGGTAGCTTCATACCAGCGGATTCAAATCTAGCTCGTTCAGGCACGTCTTCAATACGTCTTAACCCAGTGTTCTTAAAGTCGCCAACAACAGACCAGTTTCCACTCTTTACAAAGTCTTGCACAAACGGAATGTAATCGTCTTTTGGTTTTGCGTTTTGCTTGCCTTTTATTTGAACAATGTCAAACCCATAATCAATAGGTTCTAAGCCTTTTGTTGTCAAAAACTCATTAAATATGTCAGCTATTTTAGTTGAGGATTGACCCCCATAATTAGGGTTAATAGTTTTAAATTCGGTAAAAAGCTCTGATGCTTTTTCTTTGCCAAAAGCATTTTCTACCTTTGACCATTGTGGGTGGTTAGCGCCCACCTCAACCGTAACATGCGGCTCACCCTTTGAGTCAATCAGTGAGTAGACCTTGGCTTTACCGCTCTTAATGGCATTCCATCCACCAAGCCCATAGCCACCGTAGCCGCTGTCACCTGAACCTTCAGTCCAATCGTCACTGCCTTTGGGTGGCTCATACCCACGGACTGAGTGACCCATGGCGTCTGACTCAGCGGCAAAGTCGCCGGGGCGGTTCAGCTCCACCCACTTCAAACCTTCTGGGTATTCTTTGTACACAGGCAACTCAGCACGAGAGGTCATGCGAGCATCGTTCATTTTCTTGGCAAGCTCTTGATCGTACTCAAAGGTACGGCGTACTGCCTGCTCCATGCTGACCTTGTTCAGTTGCTCAGGGCGGATGCGACCAGTAGTTAGGTCTTCACGTAGCACGTCAACAATATGGTTAAAACCCAAGGCTTGAGGCATCCCACGCATTGTTTCGTAGACCGTGTCATAGGGGTTTAGTTTTTCAAGCCAAGGGTTTTGCTGTCTTGCTTTTTCCCCAAATTCTGTAGCTCTGCTTGGAGCAATCATTTCGTCAGCCATCTGCTCCCACATCTTGGCTGTTGGATTTGTTGCGGTCTCTTCTTCTGGAAATCCAAAACGCTTACGTGTTTTAGCCAACTCTTCGGGCGTCCAAGTCATCTCAACATTTTGCAAGTCTTGGGGTAAATGGCTGATGTCTTGCTCTGCCAGCTTGCGGACTGGGTCATCTGGTGTACCCATATCCTTCTTAACGTAGTTGGTCAGGTTGCTATCAACCCATCTGTTGAGCGCATCGTTGGCCCTTAAAAGCTCAAACTCGCGCTCCATTCGATCAACTTGTCTTTGATTTTCTGGATCCCAAGTTGCTCTTGCTCTGTCAAGATAAGCACGGCTTTCCGCAACTTCTTGTGGTGTAGCGGCTTCGCCTCGCTTTAAACTTTTCAGTGCATTCTCAACATCACCACCAATCCAATTGCCGCCCTTTGGCTTGATCACGTTGGACTGCGTGTTGGCACCCATCGCCATGACCATCTCACGGGGTAGCCCACCACGCTCTAAGGCGCCCTTGACGACGGGCTCCATGGCGCTCTCAAGCTTCCTACCAGCCTGTTCTACGCCCCTGCCTGTCGCCCTAGCGGCTTGGGCTGTGGCAGGGCCTGTCAAGTACTGCAAAGCCATAGCCTCTGGCAAGATGGGTGGGATCTTGTAGTCTGTCTCAAGGCTACCAAGGAAGTCGCCAATGTCACCAGCGTACTCATACGCCGTTGGTTGTGTAGGCTTGTACATGCGCTCTTCCATGAACTTCTCAGCCGCCTTGTCACCATGCACCAGTCGGGTTGGCAGAGAATTGATGGCTTGGGTCAGGGCTGAACCCAAGAACCTGCCAGTCTGCAATGCGCCAGCTACTTTCTCAAGTGGGGATCTGTCTCTCTCCTGCTGGCGCTTAAGGTCAGCTTGACGCTGAGCCATGCGTCTACCCATCTCAAGGTTAGCTTGGGTAGGAACGCTCAAGTCAACGTCGCCGTACTGGGGCAGATCCATCGCTCTGGGATCTTCGACGAAGGCTGGTGGCTGAACCGATCTGAAGTTTTTGGCTATGTTTTGCCCAACTCGTGGGTAGAACGCTGGTGTGTTTTCGTCAGCCATGGCTTATCCCGCTGAGTTGCTGTTAGCCCAATGATACCTTGGGTGTTGGCGTTCGTCCATCATAGATCTGATCCAACCAATCTATGCACCAGCTCTCTCTGCCTGTTATCCATCTCAGCCAACCACCTGTAGCCGCTTGCGCCGTCTACGTTAGGCTTAGCTTCAGGCGGAGGCGTCTCATTCATGGCGTGGTACGAGCTTGCCCACAGGTTCAAGTAGTTCACGGTCACAGCCTTGCTGGTAGCGCTGTTCAGTCCTGCCTCACGTATGCGCTTGCCAAAGATCCTGTCTCCTATGTTGGAGAACTCTTTGGGCATAAGGTTCCACGTTGGGAGCATAGGGAAAGCACCGCGTAGGAAAAAGAAACAGCTTGTGTCAATCAGTGAGCTGTCGTCTGGCATGTTAAGGACGGTTAAGTCAGGGCGAACGAACCTACGCCTTGCAACCACGTAGTCGCAGTTGACTGGTGAGCCGTAGTTCCCAATCGCCGTGGTCAGGCACTCCTTCGTGTGCTCAGGGTCGATCCAGTTGTCGGCATCAAGAAACCCAATAGCGTCGTACCCGTCACTGACCGCAAGCTGGGCGCCGATCCCACGAGGGGTGTTGCCGTAGTCGCCGTGGGACTTGCCCAGCGGGATGTGCCTAGCCACCCTATTGGCAACCCAGTCCTGTGGGTGACCGTCGCTGATGAGGAAGTGATCGCTCTTAATGGTCTGGGCTTCCACGCTCTTGATGCACCGCTCCAGCACCTGTGGTTCTTCCTTGAAGTAAGGGGTGATGTATGCGACTCTCATGCGGCGTATGGGTTCTCAAGCTTCTTAGCCATACCGCTATCCGCATAGTCGTCCATGTCGTAGTCGTCCCTTGGTGCACCGTCAATGTCCAGCCAGCCTGAGTCACGTAGGAACCGCAAGCCTTGGGTGCAGGCGTCAACGAAGTCATCGTGCGTCGAGTCAGGGAAGGAGCAGATCTGGGACACAAAGCCCTCAGCCCAGTCCTTGACGTAGCCCTTCCTGACACTGCTCTCAGGGATCCAGACACGCCCAGCGGCGATGATGTTGGACACAATGTTAAGGCGCTGGAGCTTGTCAGCACGACCGGGGTTATACGCCCGAACAGGCATGTGCGCACGTTGCAGGTCTTGGATCAAGCTTATGCCAGCGGACTTATCTTCCACGAGGATCAGGTCAACGCGCTTCTTGTCCTTGCCCTCACCGTACACCACGTCGTACTCCTCGATCACCTTGGGGCGCAGGTCTGGGTACTGGAGCCTGTCCTGCCAACAGTCGATCACCATGGCGGACATGGGGCCATCAAGGGGCTTGAACACGCCGAACGTGATAGCGGCTGTCGGATCGTTGACAGTCTTCTCTGAGGTTGCGCAGTCGTAGGACTGGATGATGTACTCGAACTTGGGAAACGGCTTGTTTGGCGCCCACAGCTTGAACATCTCCCGCTTGACGATCCCTGACTCCTCCGCGTCTATCAGCTCTGCGTGGATCTCTTGACGCCCTATCTTGGTTCCTTCATAGCTGAGGATCTGCTTCTTGAAGCTTGCAGACAGGTTCTCGAGGTTCACGTAGGTAGATGCCGTTGTAAGGGCTACGTCTTCTCCTTCACGCCCTACGAGATCCACAATCATGTCTTTGGGTCGCGGAGTAGTCGTAGCAATGATCTGCGTCCTACCGTCAGCCTTTTTAAGTCGGACAGCAAACTGGATGTTGTACCAAGCTTCGTCAATATAGTCCCATGCGGCAAGCTCATCCAGCCATGCACCATGGTACTGACCACCACGAAAGCGATCAGGTTCGCTGGCGCTGATGCCTTTGATCAGGCTCCCATTGACCAACACAATCTCGTGCAAGGCTTTGTTGTAGTCAGCGATCAGAATAGGTGGGATCACAGCCATAAGACCCGACTCGCCCTCAAAGCAAGTCGCCCTGACGTCCATAGACGTAGGAGCTGACACAAGCCAACGAGTCTTTGGGTTCTCCCACGCCCACCACCATATCTGCTCAGCCGCGGTGCGGGTCTTGCCAGCTCCACGACCAGCCAACATAAGCCAAATAGACCACCACTTACCCTGCGGTAGCTTTTGGTGGTTAAACGCGCCTGAGAGCCATTTGATGCGTGTGGCGTAGGCGGCGCCGTGGTAGGGGCCAAGCTTCTTCTGAAGATCCTTATCTTGCAGGATGTCCAACACCTCTTGCTCGATGACAGCGCTCATTCAGCGATCCGAATCAACTCGAGGCGTTTAACTGCCACGTCCATCAAGTCCCTAACATCGACATCAATGATGCTTGGATCGTTCTTATCCTCAGCAGGTGTAATACGTTCGTTGTATTTGCGGGACATACGTGCGGCTGTCCACTTGCGGGTGTCAATCCTTAGCTTCATCCACGCCACGTAGCTTGAGTCGAACTTGACCTCGATCTGTTCACCGTTCTTGCCAGTCACGTAGTTCAGGTCAGGCGGCTGGTCAACAATGTCGATCATTTCATCAAACTGAGTCTCAGCCTGAATCTCGCGTGCACGTGCGTATTGGTCGAGAAAGTCAGGCTTCGTCGTCAACCAATTCATCACAGTCGCCTTATCTGGCATACCTTCGCATAAGCAGATCTTACGTAAGCTCTCACCGTCTCCTAACCTTTTACAAATCTCATGAGCTAATTTATCCGAGTAAATGGAAGGTCTGCCTATTTTGGCTTTTACTTCTGTTTGCGGCTTACCTGTCACATCGGCGACTGTGTCGCTGGAAAGATCTTTTGGTTTCTTTGCCATCACTGAGCTCCTTTAACGCAAAGTTTAACGGATCTTTTCGTTTGTGTGCAACATCAGTCTTTCAATCCCTTCATGATCCTTCGATCCATATCTTTGATGGTCAGCTTGAATTCTTTGTTTTGTGCTTCTAGTCTTTCGGCTTTTACAGTCGCGTGTTTAAGCTTTGACTCAAGCTCTTGTACCTTAATTATCAGCTCTTTAATTGTTACCTGCTCTGTCATTCGCTCTTTCCCAATATCCCATCAAGGACTGTTTTGGCATATTTCATTTGATAATCGCCTGAGTACTTTTTTACTCCAAAATGAGTGCAGGTGTGGCGTATGTCTACAAAGATCTTTAACCCCTCATCCGTGAGCTTCTTACAGATCTGCACGTCCTCTGAGATCATTCCGCCGTTGATGATCTGAATGTCGCAGATTAGTCTTCTATCTTTTCCGTCGAAATAGGGGGTTCCCTTGTCCCACAAGATTTTCATTGCCTTGCGTGAGAGCTTGATAAACCCAGTCCCAATGCATTCCACCTCGAGTAGCTTGGTTTGTGGATCCCATTTGTGTTTGGCAGGATCCTCTGGGCGAATGTTGTACCTCTCGTCCTCCACCTTCATAGGTACAGGTATACCCACAACGTCAACGTCATGGTCTACAAGGTCAAAGAACGCATCAGCGGTGAAACCTTGATCCGCGTCAATAAACACGATCTCGTCGAATCCGTCGTTGTAAGCATCACAGAATAGGTTGCTTCGAGCTTTCTGTAGGAGCGCCTCACCCATCCAGAAGTAAAGGTTCATGTGCAAGTCAGGACGCTCTACAGCCGCCCTTTGGAAGAGCACAGCCATGCTGATGCTGAAGTCACACACCACCTTACCGTCGTAAGATGGGCACAGTATTGCTACTCGTTTCATCTCTTGAGTCCCCTTACATATGCCGCAAAACTTGACACGGTGTCCTTCTCAAAGGCGCCCATCTTCTCAAACTCTTTTGCTACCTCTTCGAGCGTGTTGTTCCTGATTTTGTTTGTGATGGGGTCGAGCTGGCGTTCGATCATCTGCCTTTTGCGCCAGCCCAGCGCCCTCTCCCAAATGTTTAACTCTGCTTCGCTCATGAGTTTTTCTCCAACAGGGCGGTTTCAATCTTCTTTGCCCACTCGAGCACCATGATCATGTTCCAGTTGGAGCTTTCAGCAGTTACGCCTAAAGCTTTCTGAATCTCCTCGTCCGTCAGCTTCTTCCAAGGGCGAACGTAGTCTTGAATATCGTCGTCATCAGTCATGTTTAATCCTTACGTTTTGCCAAAACCATTCCAGTCTTTGCTAAGTAGATTGCCCCATCTTTTTCGGCAAGTTTTCTTATCCTGCTAGTGTCCTCAGCAAGCACCTCGTAATTGTAGTTGCGCAGGTGGTTTGCCCAGTATTCAGTAGGTTGCTCGTTGACGTGGTGATACCCACCCTGCCCCTTCAATGCATTTGTCATGACAATAAACTTGCCACACGCCATCGAAGCTAAAAGGTTGTGCACGTACCTCTCCTCGATGTGCTCCACCACCTCTTGGCAATGAACCAAATCAACATTAGTTAAAACTTTTGTTTTCGTTAAGTCGACTTGAACTGTCGGGTAAACAGCATTAAGGCAGTTATCTTTCATACCATCAACAGCCAACACCTGAAGCCCATGGTTGTAGAAGTATTGAGCTGAGTACCCCATGCCTGAACCCAAGTCTAAGACGGATGTCACAGCAAACCTGCGGATCAAGTAGTCCCACGCAGAAGGCGCATAAGTAAATGGATCACCTTCAACAATGTTGCCTCCAACATGAGGTGAGTCTACGTCGCTGGCATTAGCCAAGCCTGTGTAGTCAGTCATCTGCTTTTCCGTCTGGTCTTGGACAATCGGTAGGAGGGATAACCACGCACCAGACGGCTTTGTACTGACCCCTTGGCGCCACTTCCCACCTGTCAATGTACGTGTCTGGCATGTTCTTTAGAACCTTCCTAACGTTGTACTTTGATCTGTCCAACAGTTCTGATAGATCTTCTAAGGTTGCTCCATCAGGTATTCCGCGAAGCGTAACTCGCACGCTCTTGACTAAAGACAGCATCAAGAAGCCCCTTTATCGGGCGTTTGAGCCGTTTTCTGGTCGCGTTGAGGGTCAAGGTGCTTAAGTAGTTGATCGAGGCTCATAGAGCCTGTTTCCTCGAGTCGTTTGATTTCGGTCAAAACGCAGTCAACCCCTGCGTTAAATCCTTTGATGTAGTCACTCATGATGGTCTCGCTCATTTTGTTGTGCCTTAGCCCTCATCTTGAGGGTTTCTTTGAGGCAAGCCTGCGCCTCTTCAGCGGTCAGGATGCCCCTGCTTTGGAGCTGGGCAATGCCAGCCTTGAGGTGTGACACAGCGCAGTTCTGTGGCTTGTCCCAGATCTTCTGCATGTTGTTCAGGAGCTGGTCTTCGGTCATGGAGATCCATGGCTTGTTGGCTGGAACCACACGGCTCCATGTTGTTGTGTCGTACATCAGACCACCTCTTGAGCAAGCACGAGTTGCAAATTGATCAGCAGTTGCTCAGCCTCAGCACGGGTCAAGATAACGTGCATACTGGCACGGCGACCTTGCAGGGAAAGCCAAATGCCTTCGTCGTACTGGTCAACGCCCACACGGGCGCCGTCCTTTGTTTGAATTGATGTTTCAATGTCGTTGTTCATGATTTTACCTTTTTGTTAAAAGATTCAATTTGATCGCGTGTGTCGTCTATTGCCAAACGAATTCTTTCCAAACGATCCCAGTCGCCCTCTTTAAAGCAGATCTTGTCTTCGACCAACAGCATCATGAGATGTTCTCTTAATTGAAATAAAGTAGTCATGGTCGGCTCCTTCAAAACATTGGGTTACGTTGTTCGATGTGACCTTCGACCATTGACCATGTGCCGTTAGCCAACCAGCAACCTGTGTTTTTACGACGATAGAAGGTCTTGCCTGTGGTGGTGGTGATTTTCTTCATGGTCTTGCTGATGGACTTGATGTGTCCGCAAGGGTAGTAGTCGCCGTTGAAACAGTAGGAGACTGGAGCCAAGTGCTGAGGAGCCTTGATCACGTCGTAACGTGGTGAGCAATATCCGCCAGCGTCTGTAGCGATGTAGTCCACGCCTTCGTAGCGGCTTGCTGACTCTGCCACCTCTTGAGCCTGCTCAAAGGTTTTGAAGTCATTGCGTGATACCCAGCCGTCTGTGTGCTGAGTTTCAGTGCTGATTGAAATAACTTCAATACAAGCTGGAGCGTTACGGTGGGGTTGTGTTTTAAAAAAGTTCATTTTGGTCTTTCAAGTAAACGCCCGATTGGCGTGGATGCATCTTAACATGAAATTAAAGCGGATCAGATATAGGGACTTTCCCTAACATTCAATAACCCAGCCAGCAAACTCACCCATGCGGAAGAATTGCTTGGCATCCTCCCCCAAGATGGCTGGGTCAATTGGGATCTGTATCCCTGCCAAACTCATCTCCTTGTTAAGCACGTCCTCTGGCTTGGCGCCCTGCTGGAGCTTGAGTTGCATGGTGAGGCGCTTGAGAACGGTTGCAAAGTACCCGCCATGGTCACAGATCTTGTCCACCACTACTATCACCCCACCTTCGACGCAACGCGCTCTGAGGTTCTCTAAAACCAACTGGCGCTCGTGCACAGGAATAAACATCATGGTCAGGAACACGATAAAGACCTGAGCCTCTGGGATGTCGCAGTCAATGATGTCACCCTGCACTACGGCGACGTTGTTGTGGTGCTTAAGGCGCTGTTGCAGGACTTCGCACATGTTGCGGCTTTTCTCAATAGCGACTGCTTGCGCTAAACGCTCATTCAGCAGGGGCATCAGCTTGTTAAGCATGTTCCCAGTAGACGACCCGACGTCCACCACGATACCGCCTTCGGTCAGGTAGTTGCGCACGATATAGCACACAGCGTCTGTGGTCATGTCGTACCACGGTAACTGCTCACGAACGTGTGAGTCAAACGTGCTGGCAATCTCAGGGGTTTCAAATGTCCAAGAGCTCATCTTTTTCTTTCGCTAAGTTTTTGACTAAGTAGTTGTAGATCCCAACCACCGACTTGTGCCTTCCCACGTTCAGATCCGTGGTTAGGAGCTTCTCAAAGTGCTCAGAGATACCTGAGTCACCCTTCTGAAAGTTTGTGTGCTTGAAGACCCGTATACGCTTGAACTGCTCAGGGAATGCGTCAAGGATGGGTTGCTTCTGGTGAGGGCGGTTAACCTCGTCCCATGTGGTTCCCTTGATTTCGTCAATCATCTCCTGCGTCATGAAGGGTGTAACCCAGCGCTTTTTGTAAACCATGCTGAGCTTCTTGTGGATGTGCTCTTGACCGTAGGAGGGGTTTGAAAACAAGGTATCCCTGAACTCGTCGATCCTGTCTTTGAAGTGCATCATTCCTTTTTTGCTGATGCAGAAATGTCCGTCAGCACCCATACCAGAAAAGATCTCGCGTTCGCGGATGGTTTTGTATGCGTAGAGCATTGGCCAACCACACTCAAAGTCCGTCTTCTTCCTAGCCCCAAACCGCACCAGATCTACCAAGTCTTCCCTGAGCACGTCAATGCTCGTGGGTAGCGGTATCTGCACAAACGGTACGCCAAACTCCTTAGCTGTGATCTGCGCATACTTTACGTCGGTTGACGTTCTATCGTCCAAGCAAAACGAATACGCTGTGACGCGCTTACCAGCCTCTAGCAACGCGAATAGAACGCTGGATGAGTCTACCCCTGCACTAAGCAAAACAGCCGCGTCAGTCTCTGGTGTACTAGCGCTTTGAAGCAAAACCTTTTTAATGTCAATCATGCTGGTAACCTCTTGGCAATTTCGTATATCACGTTGACTGTTACGGCACGACCACAACGCTCGTATCTGTGCGTGTCGGGAACCTCTGATCCGTCTGCAAACCAGCGCGTCCAATCATCAGGTAGCGACTGCAAACGCTCGCACTCTAACGGAGTAAATCTTCTGAGCTGTGAACCAACCATCAACCCGTGCCTGTCTTGAGCTGTGAGCGTGAATGCTGGTTCGTTGTGCTCCTTCATTCGGCGACCACGCTGGCGCTTCTTTTCTTTGGCTGGTGTCAAGACTGCCCGAACAGATCCATTTGGTTCGGGGGTGCTATCACCTCCTCCTGCTGTAGCTTCCTCAAGTTGTTCAACCTGTCCTCGTACTTGTCCAGCAAGGTAGAAGTTGTTAGTGTCTCCCTTGTAAAGTCTGTGACAGAGTGTTCCGATAGTGAGACCACCTTCGCTCCGAACCCGCGGTTCTTGATCTTGTTGACCTCGGTGTTGAACGCTATTTTCTGCATAACATCTTCCGAGAGGAAATACTTGGGGTCTGGGGTGTCCTCTAAGACTTGCGACAATAAAGACTCGTTCCCGATTCTGTGGGACTCCGAAATTCTTGCTGTTAAGACACTCCCATTGGACGTCATACCCCAGTTCATCCAGACTTGCGATGATAATTCCAAAGGTTCGTCCTCCGTCGTGATTGAGGAGTCCCTTAACATTCTCAAGGAATAGATATGGGATTCGCTTACCAGCGGCAATGCGACAGATCTCAAAAAAGAGAGTACCGCGTGTATCCTCTGTCCCGAATCCTGTTCGTCTACCAGCAACGCTGAAAGTTGCGCATGGAAATCCTCCAACGAGTAGGTCGGCGCTGGGGATTTCATCAATGTGAATTCCTCGTATGTCTCGTCCGTCGGGTTTGTGTTTGAAGTTGTGTTCATAGATGCTTGCCGCTCTTGGTATAAATTCGTTAGCCCATACGCACTGGTGACCTGCCTTTTCTAACCCAAGGCGGAAGCCACCAATACCTGCAAATAGTTCTAGGAATTTCATATGAAATAGTTTCCATCCTTGATTGACTCATAAACGTCAAGCAAAGAGTTGTATTCACCGTAAGCCACAACGCGATCAAAGTCGGTTTTGTCTTTGATTTGGTTTGTGCCGTTGTCAGAAACAAAACCCCAAACTTTTTCCATGTGGTTAATTTTGTTTTGCAATTGCGTTAATAAATTTTCTTTGCTAAAGCGAATCATGATTGTTCTCCTTATTTGGCTGGAGAAACGCGGATGTCAGCACGACCTTCTTTGCGGAAGGTGTTGAGGACGGCGTCAGTGATACCGTAAGAGACGCAAAGCTTTTTGTAGTCAACGGTGCCAGAGACTTCGATGAGCTTCACAGTCACGCTGTGCAACTCGCCTTTGTGCTCGCCTTCGCCATACTTGTTGGCAATGGCTTCTTTCATTGCTTTAACTTGGTCAGCCAATGCTTTGGCTTTTTGGTCGAGCACGTAGAGTGCGTCGATGTCAGAAGTGATTGTGGAGATCAGAGCTTCTGTTTGGATCAATGTTGCTGTTGTCATGATGTTTGTCTTTCAGGTAACCTGCTTATTGCAGTGATTGGGATCTTAACATGAAGTTAAAGCGCTTTAGGAATCTTTTTATAAATATTTTTGTAGGTGCTTACCCTAACCCCTTAATAAAAGCTCCATGACCCGTTTCACGGTGACGTTCAGGGCATCGATCTCCTCCATCTTGGCTATTGCCCACGCCCTACGCTCGCCGTGCCAGCCCATCTTGCTTCCTTGGTGGCAGGACTTGCACAGAGCCACGACGGTGTACTGCCTATGCTGTTTGACGTGATGCGCGTCGCTGGGCCCGTCTTGGTCGCACACAGAGCAGGGGAGCTCCTTGACCAGCCCAACGTAGGCTTTCTCCTTGGCAGTTAGGCTGTTGTTCACAGGGTCGCCTTCTCGACGTGGCGGTTGGAAGCCTCCATAGAGCGCCATACAGCGATTCTTTCCTGACAGGCTATGAGGAGCCACCGAAGGCGCTCGCGCTCCTGTACGGCTTGTCTGAGGGCTTGTAGGTGCTCTTTGTAGCGTGGGGAGGCGTAGGCTTCGCGTTCCTGCATAGCGGCGGTCTTGTACTCGCCATTCCCATTGGCTTCAGCGTTCTTCATTTCCTCTGCCTTGATGGTCTTCCTCAGCTCCTCCATAAACACTTTTGTAGCCTCAGCCTCGGCATACTTGGCTGAGTTGGCAATCATAAAATCCACGGCTTCGTTTGGGTCAATAAGCTTGCTCATGTCATCTCCTCAAGTTCTACGATAAGTCGTCCCGGCTTCTTGCCCTCAACCCTAAAAATCAGGATCGGTTGAAAGAGCTGGTCATTCACGAACAGCGCATCAGCCAGCCCGTCAAGGGCGCCTTTAGCCGCGGCAAGGCAGTTGTCTGCATCACGCTTGCGCTTGTCAGGCATGTCAAAGGTGATGGTCAACTTAATCAGTCCACCATGGTGCTTCCACCCCTTGATCTGGTGCTTTGCCAACCACGTGCTTGCCTCTCGGTAGTCGGATCGAATCTTGTACAGTTTCCCCCAATGGGTGCCCTTGGCTCGGTTCGGGAACAGCTCCGCCGGCGGGAAGTCTAGCTCGACGCGCAGTACGCTCGTTTTGCATTCTTTGGACGAGGTCGTCACAAGCGGCTTGTCCTCTGCGTTTAGCAATTTCATTCTTTACTCCTTGCCACCATGATTGC